GATTTCGATATAGGTGGTGGAAGTAGTAATAACTTTGCAAAATTTATTACCGCTGCAAATTCTGCCACAGGTAATACAGCAAACGTAATGGCAGATGTAATCAAAGTTGGAACTTCTACTATAGATTTTAGTGATACAGAAGTACAATGGAAATATGCAGCATCTAATGGAACATTTACATTAGCTGATGGTACTGAAGGTTCTGCGTCCTATGTCAAATTTAGTCCAGATCAGAACTATGAATTAACAGATAGAAAAAGAGTACTCGCGGCTACCAATGGATCTTTTAGAATTAGAGCAGAGATGAAATCTTCTAATTCTCATGTTTCACCTGTTATTGATATTGATCGATTGAATTTAATTTCTGTCGAAAATTTTGTTGACAATGGTGGACTCTCAAATTCAGATATGTCAATAACAACTAAAGGTTCTGGTTATGCGAATGTTATGTCATCGGCATATACCGCAACAATAACAAGTGGTGGAACTACAAATACTGCAACAGCAAACGTTCATGTTGAAATGACAATGAACGTTAATTCAAATTCTACTACAATAACAAGTGCCAATGGTGGATATACGGTTGATAGTACCAATCCCGGAGCATTTGTTGTTGGTGAAGCTGTGATGTGTAATGTTGCAACAGTTGATGTAAACGCGAATAATAGTGGTATTTATGGTATTATTTCGGCTGTCACTCACTTGGAAGGTAATGTATCAAAGAACGTTTCTTCTGTTACTATTAAAACGAACGCAAATAATAAAACTATTCCTACTTCTGGTACTGGAGGGTTTTCCAATGGTTGTTTTATTTGGGCAAATCCAAATGCACAAACGAATTCGGTAAGTGGATTCGCTGGAAGTAATACTACGATGAAGGTCTTAGTTGCTAATGGATATGTTTCGAATGTTGTAGTAGTTGGTACTGGTTCAGGATATACTCAAAATCCAACAGTCACAATGTCAACTGTTACTGGAGCCGGATCAGTTAATACAGCAGTACAATGTACAGGAGAAGAAAGAAATAGTGGTGGCCCAATATCAGCAAAATATATTTCACGAAGGGTTACTCTTAAAGATGGTTTCGATGCATCAGATCTTAAAATTATTGTAAAAGCATACAAGCCATTAGGTACAAATGTTCATGTATATTATAAAGTTAAGAATGGAGATGACCCAGATGACTTTGATATGAAAAACTATATATTAATGACGCAAGAGACTTCTTCTGGATCAATTTCTAAAGGGAAAGATGATATCGTAGAGTTTATTTATCAAACTCCCGCAGAAACCGCAGCATATACATCGAATAATGTACGATACGAAACTTTTAAAGTGTTTTCAATTAAGATAGCATTAGTTGCAGATACTACATACGATATGCCAAGAGTAAAGGACATGCGAGCAATCGCATTAGATTAATATGGGAATTGTACAAACAGAAGATTCTAGATTTATGAGGGACACCCATTCGAAGGCATTATTGAATACAGATTATAATGCTTTACAACAACATAGAAAAGAACGAATGTATTTTCATAAACAACAAAGTGATATAAATATATTAAGAGGCCAAGTCGAAGAACTAACAACAATAAGAGTAGAGATGCTTGAAATTAAAACTCTTCTTACAGAATTTATTAGAAACAAATAGGAGTCATAAACCATGAGTGCCAATGTCGCTTTAACAGATACCTTTGACCAATGGAGAGTCAAGACAAATGAAGTTGTGGTCATGACACAAACTGATGGAATGAGTAATTTCATTAAGTTGTTAGATACTACAAATTCAACAAGTAATACTACTGGCTCGATTATCACCGCAGGAGGTGTGGGTATCGCCAAATCGGCAGTGATAGGAGAAAATTTAAGAATACACGGGAATCTTATAACAGATGGAGATACTACAATAAGTGGTAATCTTATTTTTGGTGATGCAACCACAGACCAAGTAACATTCACCGCAGATATTAATTCCAGTTTAATCCCAAATGCCAATCTTACTTTTAATATTGGTAATACTACAATGCAATGGGCAAATGCTTGGGTAGGTCATGCAGGTATAACACAAAAGACCGATTCAGGAAAACCCGCCCTTTCAGTTACTTCAACAGATGTAGATCAACTTGCAGTAAGTGTTACTGCTAGTCAAACTACTGCAGATGTTCTTGATATTGCAGCAGATTCAGTAACCACAGGTAAAGTTATTGATATTACTTCTGATGCACTTACTACTGGGTCAGCACTTTATATTGATTCAGATTCTTCCGCTACTGATACTAGAAGTATAGCAATGATTATTCAAAATCATGCTTCCGCAACAGGCTCAACAGGACTTACAGTACAAGCAGACGCAGGAAGAGGTATATTTATTGATACTGATCTCGCCGCTGGTGGATATGCACTTGAAATTGATTCAGAACAAACTACAACTAATACTGCTAAGATTGCAGCTGTTACTACTAGTGGAACAACATTAGAAGTATCCTCTGTTGGTGTTGTAACAGGAAAAGTTATTGATATCACCGCTGACGCCGCAACTACTGGTACTGGTATTTTTATGACAATGGACGGTTTGACTTCTGGTAAAGTATTTGATATTACAACTTCTGGAGTACTTACTGGAAAGGTCATTGATATCACTGCAGATGCCGCTACTACTGGTACTGGTATCAATATGTCAATGGACGGATTAACTACTGGTTCAGCTATAGTTGTTGATTCAGATTCTTCAAGTACAAGCACACGAAATATTGCAAGTATAACACAGAATCATGTGGCCGCAGTAGGCTCAACAGCTCTCTCATTACAAGCCGATGCAGGTAGAGGATTATTCATTGATACGAATCTTGCCGCTGGTGGATGTTCACTTGAGATTGATGCAGAACAAACTACTACAAATGTAGCAAAGATTGCGGCCGTTAGTACTAGTGGGACAACATTACAAATAGCCTCTGCCGGAGTACTGACAGGAAAAGTTATTGACATTACAGCAGATGCCGCTACTACTGGTACTGGTATTTTTATGTCAATGGATGGATTGACATCTGGTAAAGCAATTGATGTTACATCTTCTGGAACACTTACTGGAAATTTAATTGATGTTACAGCAGATTCTGCTACTACTGGTACTGGTATTAATATGTCAATGGATGGACTTACTACAGGTTCAGCTTTAGCAATTGATTCAGATTCATCTTCTACTGGTACAAGAAATATTGCAAGTATAATTCAAAATCATTCATCTGCTTCTGGTTCAACTTCTCTTTATCTACGAAATGATCACGCTACTGCTGATGCATTAAAAGTGATTGGAGCAGTTACAGTTGGTGTAGATGATACTGGTCACGATGTAAAATTCTTTGGGGCTACAGCCAGTCAATATATGCTTTGGAATCAAGCAACAGATGAGTTGGCACTTACCCTTGATGCTAAGTTATCTTTTTGGGATCAAGGAGGCGGAGAAAACATTATTGCTTCCGCTGATGGTCACTTAGAAGTCAATGCGGGAACAACTTTAGACATTACCGCACCTACAGTAGATATTAATGCATCTACATTGGTTCAAATAGATGGCCCAGTAAGTGTCGGTGTAGATGATACAGGACATGATGTGAAGTTTTTTGGTGCAACAGCTGGTAATTACTTTATGTGGGATGAAAATGTCAATGAAGTTAATATGGTTGGAACAATTAAAATCAAAGAACAAGCAGATGCACATGCAGATACGGCCGCATACGGACAAATATGGGTAAATACCGCAACACCATGTGAATTATATTTTACTACTGATGCTGGAAATGATATTAAACTCACAAGTGGATCAGATATCAATGCACTGCCCGCTGGTTCTACTACTCAAGTTCAATTTAATAGTAGTGGTGCTTTCGCCGGACATGCTGGACTAGTTTATGCAAGTGGTAGTGGAACATTATCTGCAACGATTTTGACAGAAACATCCGATAAGACACAAAAAGAAAATATTACCAATTATAATTCTCAAGATGCATTACAAGCGGTAATGTCATTACAAGCACAGAGATATTCTTGGAAAGAATCGGGCATTGATGAGATAGGTTTAATTGCAGATGAGGTTGAAGGCATATTACCCGAAATGGTACATGTTAATGAAGATAATGGACTGAAAAGTTTGAAATATACAAAAATGACCGCTGTTCTTCTAGAAGCAATTAAAGAACAACAAGTTCAAATTGATGAACTAAAAGCAAAATTAAATTAAATGCCACAGATTTCCTTATCATATAAATAGTATAGGAACAACTATATAAACTACACTATTATAAAAGGAGAAGGATTGTGGCATTGACCCTCCAAAAACAAACTGTAAACATTGCATTAGATCAAGGTTGCACGTTTGAAAAAGTAATCACCGCGCAAAATTCTGTTAGTCAGAATGTCACTATCTCTACAGGGACTTGCGCCGCTAAGATGCGTCAATCTTACTACTCATCAAATAATATTACTACTCTAACAACAGCTGTTGCAGGATCAAACGTAACAATCTCGTTGACTGCGACACAGACGGCGGCCGTTTCTCCTGGTAATTATGTTTATGATGTTGAATATACACAATCAGGTGGTACAATAGTAGAACGATTGGCAGAAGGAATTATAACGATATCTGCGGAGGCAACGAAATGACACAACCAACTACTAGAACAACTTTTAAAGATTATTGTAAACGAAAACTTGGCTGGCCAGTAGTAGAATTAAATATTGATGATGACCAAGTAGAAGATTGCATCGATGATTCTCTCCAATTTTACCAAGAATATCATTTTGATGCAACCGAAAACACATTTCTAAAACATCAAGTATCAGGCTCGACACTTAAATTAGCAGGAAATCCTTCTGGAACTTTTTCAAATGGCGAAATAATTACTGGTGGTACAAGTGGTGTTCAAGCAACTGTACATGCATATCATAGTGCCAATACTACTTTAAGATATAAAGACCCAGAAGTTAAATCAGGTGGAGATGGTAATACATTTTATGCGAATACTACTACTACATTCTCTACCGGCGAGACTATTACAGGTAATACAAGTTCAGCAACCGCAACAACTCACGCATCTACTGCAACTGCAATAGGAGACTACGATAACAAATACATAACTATAGCTGAAGCAATTATTGGAGTTCGAAGAGTTATTCCTTTTTCTGATAATTCTAGAACCAATTCTATGTTTTCTTCTAAGTATCAGTTTGCACTATCTGAAATGCATTCATTGGGAAGTGGTGGTTTAGCAGGGTTTGAAATTGCACAAGAATATTTAATGTTGATTAATGAAATGTTTACAGGCCAGCCATCATTTAGATATAATCGACATGCAGACAAATTGTTTCTTGATATTTCGTGGGGCTCAGATGTTACCATAGATGATTTTATTGTTGTTGAAGTAGATAAAATTCTTGATCCGGCCACGTATGCCGATATTTGGAGTGATATGTTTCTCAAAAGATATAATACTGCATTGATGAAAAAACAATGGGGCCAAAATCTTACCAAGTTTGAGGGAATGCAACTACCTGGTGGAGTAACGATGAATGGACGACAACTTTATGATGATGCAACTACAGAACTAGAAACTATTCAAACAGAAATGTCACTACGGTATGAACTACCAATAGATCATTTAATAGGATAATAAATGGCAACAAATCAGTATTTTAATCTGCATGGGACAAATACACCAGAGCAACGATTAATAGAAAATTTGAATATTGAAGCAATACAGACTTTTGGAACAGATGTATATTATTGTCCCAGAACATTGAATGATGAAGACACATTGATGGGCGAGGATAATACTGCATCTTATAATAGTGCTCATACAATTGAAATGTATATTAAATCCATAGACGGATTTGAGGGTGAGGGTGATTTTATTTCTAAGTTTGGAATACAAATAAAAGATCAAATTACTTTTACTGTTGCGAGACGCAGATGGGCGGAATTGAATGTTCAAGGTGAAGGAAGAGCTGATACTCCACACGAAGGAGATTTAATTTATTTTCCTACTGTTGAAGCATTATTCCAAATAATGTTTGTAGAAGATGAATCCATATTTTATCAAACAGGTGGATTACAGACTTATGATCTTCTATGTGAAATGTTCTTTTATTCTGATCAATCTCTTAATACTGGTATTGAAGTTATAGATGCAATTGAACGAGCACAATCTTATTCTATTGATTTTACAATGAATACTGGTAGTGGTAATTATACTGTTGGTGAGCAAGTCTATCAGGGGGCATCACTCGCCGCTGCTACAGTTAAAGGAGAGGTGGCCGGTTGGAATGCAGCTGACAAACTATTAAATCTCATAAACATGACTGGCAACTTTTCTGGAACTGTAAATATTGTTGGTGATGATTCTAGTGCAACTTACTCTATTACTTCTTTTGATGCTCAATCATCTGCCGCAGATACAGCAGCAAGTGCAAGTAATGTAGAAATAGAAGCGGCCGCTGATGCTATTATTGATTTCACCGAAGGTAATCCATTCGGGAGTCTATAATGTTAGGAACAACTTATTATCATGAAACTATTAGAAAATATGTAGCAATTTTTGGTACACTTTTTAATGACATAAACATTCAAAGGAGAAATTCTGCCGGTGTTATAACAGAACAGATCAAAGTTCCTATCTCATACGAAGCCAAAGACAAATTGATTCTTCGAATGAGGGCAGTACAGGCTGATGGGGGTGTTTCAACAACCCTTCCAAGAATGGGATTTTCCCTAACTGGAATTGCTTATGATGGAACTAGAAAATTAAATACTTTAGGTCAAACTTATGCTGCAAATACTGCTGCGGGAACCAGTTCCCTTATGAAGCAGTATAATCCTGTTCCTTATAATTTTGATTTTACATTGTCGGCATTGGTAGATAATTCAGAAGACGGTGCACAGATTTTTGAACAGATTGTTCCCTTCTTTACTCCAGAATTTACAGTTAGTGTGAATTTAGTTCCCTCCATGAATATTAAGCCTGATATTTCTATAATATTAAATGGTGTTGCCCTTGAAGATTCATACGAAGGTGAATTCAGTTTAAGGAGAGAAATTGTATGGACTTTAACTTTTCAAATAAAAGGATATATCTATCCAGATATCAAGTCTGGGTCAATTACTAAAAGCGTCAT